TCAGCCGATCTTGCAGCCCCAGAAGGACGTGTGATCGGCGGCGAAGTAGCCGTCCGCGACCCGGAAATGCCCCTGCAGCTCGACGGTATCGCCTGCGGTGAGGGGCACCATTGTCTGCAGCCAGATCGCGGTGGCGAGCGAGACATGGGTGGCGGAGATTTCGCCGAGGGAGCCGCGGATTTCAGTCGCGCCGTTCAGGACCAGCCGTCCGCGCATCCTCGCCGTGGCGCTGGCGTTGATCTTGTAGAGCAGCGTTGCGCCGAAGAGATAGGTGCCGTCGACAGGCGCCACGAAGTGGTTGTTCGCGGCGTCGAAGGCCCCCTGATCGTTGTAGTCGGTGTTGTTCAGGCCGATCTTCGTCCAGGTCCCAACGCCCACGTAGTTGTCGTAGTTGGTGTACGCCTTGAACCGCGGCAGCCGGGGCTGATCGACAATGCCGGTGGCGTTGTCGACGCTGAGGCCGTCGAAGAAGGTGCTGCCGTCAGCGGAGACCGCGAGCCGGAAGCGGTCCGACCCGAACAGCCCCACCAGCGCCTTGGTCACGAAGCCGGTCTGCAGCGTGAGCCCGAGATCGTCGCCAGCGGCCTCCTTGTTCATGGTGTAGAACAGATCGCCGGTGCCGCCCTCGGCCGCGGTCTTCGCCGTCCAGAGCGCGGCGTTGAGCTTGGCCGAGAACGGGTTCGAGGCATCCGCTGTCGTGCCCAACCCGAGCAGCGCGATGTTCTGCAGCGCTGCTGGTGTGGTCCCGATCCAGCCCGCGCCATCGTAGACGAGCAGCAGGCCCTCGTCCTCCACCCACACACGCCACCCGCTCCGCGGCGGCAGGCGCAGCCAGGCGCCATCGGTCCAGAGCGCGACGTTCAGGTCCCACCCCGCCCAGTCGCCGGTCGCGCCCGAGGCGACGATGTAGCGGTCGCCATCGACGGGGCTGCCGGGCGGCGCGGTAAGTTCCCGGTCGAGGACGGAGAGCTGGACGAGCCCGTCGAGCAGCCGCAGCGCCTCGTTGTGGGTGACATGCTTCTGGGCCTGCGCCGCGAGGATGTAGGGCAGCAGGAGATGGGTCGTGGCGTCGGACATGGGATGGCCTCAGAACGTGAGCGTGACGGTCTTGGGCGCGCCCCGCCCCACGAGGGCGGAGAGCTGGACGATGCGGATGTCGAGCGTGTCGCCGGGGCCAAGCGGCGCGCCCCAGTCGGCGGTCTGCAGGGCGGCGGTGTAAACCGCACTGGTGGTGGCCGTGCTCAGCACCCGCTTCACGGTCGCGCCGTCGAGGATCTCGACCTCGTAGGCTTCGAGTTCTTCTCCGAGCGGCACCTCGAGCCCGGCCCAACTGTCGGCCGCGAGCGCGCGGGACCGGCGCGTCCAGCGGATGGTCAGGTCGCCGGGCGTGCGGGCGCGACGCCACGGCTGATCGACATGTGCGACGGAGAAGGGCCGCAGCTCGACGCCCTCAGGCGTGAAGGTCTGCCCCACATAGGTCTCGTCGCTGACCGGACGGCTGGCTGGTCCGATGCGCCAGTTCCACGGGATGCCGAGATCAGCCTCGGTGATGGGCAGCGATGCGAGGCTGTCGTCGAGTACGACGACCCGCGCGCCAGCAGGCGCCGGGTTGCCCATGGCACCCTCGGTGCCGCGCTGGCCCCGCAGGAGCCGGGTCAGACGATACCGGCCCGGCGCCAGAAGCTCGGCCGCGCCCGCCTGGACGATCTCCCAGACGCCCGACGCGGTTTCCACCGCCAGCGCGTTGGCCCCGCCGAACAGCGTCAGGTCGGTGACGCTTTCCAGCGTCCCGGTGAGCAGATCGACCACCAGCGCATTGCCGAGATCGAAGCGCGACGTCGGTCCCGCAAAGAAGTCCGAGACCAACGTCCCGATCCGGGCGCGGCTGCCGAACGTGGTCAGCAGCTCGAAGCCATCGGTCGAGGGGCTGCGGAACACCGCCATCTCGCCGGGCCAAGGCACTGCGTGCGCGGCGACCAGTGGCCGATGCGCGGGCTGGTCCTCGGTCAGCTGCGGCAGGTCCATCAGCACCGCATCCGGTGCGCCGAACACGACGGTGCGCGTCAGCGACGCCGCGCGCGGATCGCCGGGCGGCAGATCGTAGCTCGCCCTGTCCTGGCGGACCGCCTCGATGCCGCGCGCCTCGACGTCGGCGATGGAGACGAGCCGCAGATCGACCAGCCTCCCGTCATGGGCGAGCCGAATCGCGTCGGCCGGGTCCAGCGCGAGCCGCGAGGGCGGCAGACGGAACGCCGCCGTCTCGCGCCCGACCCATGCCTCCATCAGCGCGCGGCGGCAGCGGCGCTCGGCCTCTTCGGGCGGCACCGCCATGGGGAAGGACTCGGAGGCGATCCGGGTCGTGTCCACGGTGATGCGCCGCGCTTCGACGAGGGCCGCGTCGTAGTCCTCGTCGGCGCGGGCGACCTGCCACTTCAGCGCCTGCGGCAGCTCGGTCTCCTGGCCGCGCGTCAGTTCCAGCACGTCGCCCTCGCGGGCGGCGACCAGATCGTCGGACGCGAGGGTGGCGACGGAGGCCCGGCCGCGCATCACGAACCGGATCACGCCCTCGGTCTCGACGGCGTCGAAGCCGAAGTGGCGCGACAGCGTGGTGATAGAGGCGCGCGGGCTTTCGAGCGCCGTGATGGCGTAGCCCTCGACCGCGCCCCAGAGGCCGGTGACGTCGATGCAGTCCTCGGGCAGTCCGGCGCGCAGGCAGAGATGCCGGACGAGGGCCGCCAGCGACACCGCGCCGAGCCGCCCGGTCAGCCAGTGCCCGAGCCGCCAGTTCGCGCCGTCCGTCCAGACGTCGGTCAGCGCCGGGAAGAAGGGATAGGGCCGCGCGTCCCAGGTCCAGGCGGCACACTCGGGAACATGCACCATCCGGCCGCCGTAGACCGAGGACAGCGGGTTGTTCGCGGACTCGCTCCACCAGAGATACGTCGCCTCGAGATAGGCGCGCTGGATGGCGTCATCGCGCCAACCCCTCCAGAAATGCGGCGTGAAGCTCTCCGACGACTTCGGGTCGAAGAAGACATTGGGCTGGTTCGTGCCACGGTCGATGGCCGGACAGCCCAACTCGGTGAACCAGATCGGCTTGGACTGCAGCGCCCACGCCGTCGGCGTCGCGCTCTCCACGCCACCCGGACGGTCGTAATGCGGGTTCGCCCACCAGGCGCGGAGATCCTTGTAGCGGAAGACCCATGGCTTGCTGGCGGCGCCGTCGGTAATGGGTGTGCGAAGCTGTGCGGTGCGATCCGCCGCGCTGGCATAGAACCAGTCGAAGCCTTCTCCGCCCGCGATGTTCCCCTGCAGGTAGGCGCGGTCGTAGATTGCGGGCCAGCCCTCGGCCGCGTCCGCATGCTCGAACCCGTCGCGCCAGTCCGAGAGCGGCATGTAGTTGTCGATCCCGACGAAATCGATCTCCGGATCGGCCCACAGCGGATCGAGGTGGAAGAACACGTCGCCGCTGCCATCGCTGGGCTGATGCCCGAAATACTCCGACCAGTCCGCGGCGTAGCCGATCTTCGTCCCGGACCCGAGGATCGAGCGCACATCCGCAAGCAGGTCCCGGTAGGCCTGCACCGCCGGATAGGTGCTGGCGCTCAAGCGGATCGTGGTCAGCCCCGGCATCTCGGTGCCGATCAGGAAGGCGTCGACCCCGCCCGCCGCCGCGCAGAGATGGGCGTAGTGCAGCACCATCCGTCGCAGGCCCCAGTCGCCGGGAGAGCCGGCCCACGAAACGGACTGACCCGAGACGCTGAAGCTGGCGGGCGTAGCCGCGCCGAACAGCGCGGCGATCTGGCTTGCGGCGGTGGCCGTCTTGTCCACGGTCCCGGCGAACCCCGCCGCGGGCGAACAGGTGATCCGCCCCCGCCAGGGGAATGCGGGCTGACCCGTCTCGGCGGCGTTGTCGGAATAGGGGTTCGGCAGCGTGTTGCCCTGCGGCACGTCCATCAGGATGAACGGATAGAAGGTGACGCGCAGCCCGCGGGCCTTCATCTCCTGGATCGCCTGCACCACGGCGAAGTCGGACGGCGTGCCGCCGTAGACCGGGCGATCCTGATCGTCGCGGCTCACGAGGAAGGCGCTCGCGCGGCTCACGCCATTGACTGACCAGATGGCAGGCGTGGTCGACTTGGCCGACACCTCGACGCCCGGCCGCACCTTGCAGGATCCCGCGCGCAGATCATCGCCGAACCACGCCACCACGAGGCTGACGCTCTCGACCGCAGGCGCCATCGCCTGCAGCCGGTCGAGCGCCTCCACCATGTCCGTGGAGTCGGCCAGCGCGTTCAGGTTCTCGGGCACCGTCGCGCCGCCGTCGGTCTTGCGGATGGCCTGCGTGGCGTAGGTGAACTCGCCCGAGGCGGGAATCATGGTAACGGCGCGGGTCAGCCCCTCGGCGGTGTCGGGATCGGCCAGCGGGCGAAACACCTCGAAGGAGAGCTGCGGCAGGCGGTTGCCATAGGTCGAGAGCGCCAGCTCCTCGAAAACGACATAGGCCGTGCCGCGATAGGCGGGGGTGTTCGCCGCGCCCATCTTCGCGGCGATGAACGGGTCCGCCGTCTGTGTTTCGTCGCCCGGATACCAGCGCCAGGTGACGCCGGAGAGGTCCATCGGCTTGCCGTCGGCCCAGATGCGCCCGATCCCGGTGATCGGGCCTTCGCATAGCGCCACGGCGAAGCTGGCATAGTAGAGATATTCGGTCGTCTTGACCTTGCCGCCTCCGCCTCCCTTGCCGCCGCCTTGGGTGGTGGTCTTCGTCTCCTCGCGGAAATCGGTCGCCCAGATGATGTTGCCGCCCATCCGCATCCGACCATAGAGCCGCGGGATGACCGCGCCCTCGGTGGCCGAGGTGATGCGCAGCGTGTCGAGCCGCGCGCCCTCGATGCGCTGGGTGGGCGCCAGCGACGAGATGATCCAGCTGTCGACGACCGAGCCGATGCTGGAGCCGATGAACCCGCCGATGGTCGCGGCGCTGACGCCGAGGATCGCGCCGCCGATGCTGCCGCCAATGGCGGCGCCAGCGGCACCGAGAACGAGCGTTGCCATGTCGGGGTCTCAGCGTTGCGGGAACAGGAAGGCGAAGGCGATGCGCCGCCGCCAGGATGGGGTAAGCGGTTCCTCGATCACGCCGAGCCGCTCGTAGGCGTGGAGGAAGGTGTCGGGCGCGGTCAGGATCCCGACATGCTTGGCGATGGCGCGCGGCATCATGCGGAACAGCACCAGCGCGCCCGGCCCGGCCTCGGCGGGCGGCACCTCGATCATCATCCCGCGTGCGCCGTCGGCCAGCACCTCGCGCGGGCCGGTCTCGCCCCAGTCGCGGCTGTAGGGCGGGATCGGGAACGGCTCGGGACCCACCATTTCGCGCCAGACACCCCGGGCCAGCCCGAGGCAGTCGCAGCCGACGCCGCGCAGACTCGCCTGATCGTGGTACGGCGTGCCGAGCCAGGAGCGCGCAATGGCGATGACGCGCGCGGGGTCGGCTGATGCGAGAGGTTGCGTCACAGCACGCCTCCCTCGTGCCCGCCATCCTTGGTGGCGTAGCGCAGGACCGCGTCCTGGCCGGGGATATGCGGGAAGCCGCGGAAATTGGCGGTGTTGCCGAACTTCGCCCCGCAGGTTTCCATCCGTTTGTCGCAGCCCGCACGGATGGTGAAGGCATCGCCTTCGCCAATGGACCGCACCGGCGCCTCGAGCAGGGTCAGCACAGCGATGCCGTCCGAGACGTCATGGCCCAGCACCTCGGTGCGCCGCCCCGCGTTCGCGCCGCTCGTCCAGTCCAGCGTGCCGAAGGTGAACCAGCCGGAGGTGAAGCCGCTAAGCCCGGAGGCGGTGAAGGCGCGATCCCGCAGGAGATCGATCACCGCACCCGCGCCCTTGTAGGCCGGGTCCTCGAGATCGACGCCGCAGCGCGCATCCCCCAGCGCGGCGTCACAGGTCGCCTGGAAGGTTCGCCCGACCGTCTGGCCAAGGACATGGGCGAGCGAGCGCACCTCGGCGACGAAGGCGAGCCGCCCGCGCCGGATCTGACCGATGGCGCCGCGCCGCATCAGCACGCGCTGGCTCGTGTCGGCCCAGTTCACCCGCCAGACCTCGACCGCCGCGTTGTCCCAGCGGCCATCGAGGATGTCGGTCTCGGTGATGCGGTCGGAGGTCAGCACGCCTTCCGCGTCCTGCGCATCGACCGACAGGTCCGAGCCCGAGCGAACCTCGGACGCCGTCAGCCCGCTCTCGGGTTCGAAGTCCGTGCCATCGAAGCTGAGCGTCCGGTCATGGTCGGTGAAGCCGAAGGTGGCGCCATCGGCACGCGTGATCCGCCAGCACCAGGCGAGCGTCGTCGTGCCCTCGTCGAGATGGGCCTGCAGCGCGGGATCGAGGGTCTTCATCGCCGGATCTCCAGAAGCGGAATGGAGGTGATCGAGCCGAGCCGCTCGAGGTCGAGCGTCACGTCGAGCGCGTCGGTGTCGAAACGGACTGGCACGTCGAAAGCGAAGCCCGCGGTGACGGCGACGCCCTCAGCGGGAGCGCCGTCGAAGGTCACGACGCCGGTTGCCGTGTTGACCGACCAGCCATTGAGCTGCTCCGCGCCATCGAGGGCGACGCGCACGGTGCCTGCGACCGGTTTGGTGATCGTCCGCACCCATGTCTGGCTGCCAGAGGCATAACGCTTCACCAGCTGGAACGCGGTCGTCGCACCATCGCCGGTGCCGATCGCCTGGTCAGTGGGCGACGGAATGCCCGAGGGCAGGCAGGACTTGTGGTCGCCCCAGTCCTTGAAGCGGAAGCCATGGAGCCGCCCGTTGCGCGCCTCGAAGAAGGCGACGACGGCGGCGAGATCGTCGGCACGGCGGATGCCGTACGCGACGTCGTAGCGGCGGCGCGAGTTGGCCCAGCTGGCGTTGCGCTCCTCGTCGCCCGAGGCGAGCTCGACGATCTGGGTGCGGCGTTCAGGGCCGCCGCGCGCCCCGCGGCTGATGTTGTCCGGAAACCGGACCTCGTGAAATGCCATCACATGCCTCTCCGCCCGAGCGAGACGGCGCGGGCGATATCCGCCGCGACCTGTGTGCGCGACTGCCGGAAGCTCTCGGCGTCGCGGGCGTTGATCGTGACGTTGACGGTCGAGGCGCCCGCCAGGCCGTAGCCTGCGGCTTCGCGGCGCGAGAGCACGCGCTCACCGCGTTGCAGGATTGCGGGCACTTCGTCGGGCCGCAGCCCGGCCCAGCCGCCATTGTGCATGCGAGAGGCATGGGCGAATGCCAAGGCAGGGATCATCTGGCCGGAACCAGAGGCACCGACGATTCCGCCCGCATGCAGGATGTTCGCGAAAATCCCGCCCGCGCCCCCCAGCGCGCCGGAAAGGGCGTTCGCAATGGGGCCGAGGATGAAACGGCGCGCGGCGAGCTTGGCGAGATCGGCGATCATGGACGTGACCAGGTCGCGGAAGTCGAGTTTGCCGGTTTTCACGAAGTTGCCGATGGCGTTCTCGGCGCTCTGGAAGGCGCCCACCAGCGCGCTGCCAATGTCCCCGCCGATGTCGCGCGCCTTTGCGGCATAGTCGGCGAGAGCCGCCGTGACGGCTTGCCAGCCGGTGAGGGCCGCGTCCGCGCCTTGGGCTGCAGCCGCCCCCGCGTCGCGTGCAGCGCCGCCAGCGCCATCGGCGGCGGTGGCCGTGTCATTCAGCCCGGCTGTCAGGGCATCGGCTGCACCAGCCGCATCCGCCAGCGCGGTTTCGGCCTCCGTCCCTGTGCTAGTCACCGCATCCTTCAGCGCCTGCCAGCTGGCGAGCGGCCGACTGGCGGCATCGGCCAGCATCCCGGCCGCCTCGCGATAGCCATCGGCGCGGGCGCGGGCATCGTCGGCCATCGCGCCAAGCCCGAGATCGGGCGGTTCCAGATAGGTTCGTGACAGCGCGGCCGAAAAGGCGTCTGCCGCGGCAGCACCGGCAGCGGTCGCAGCCCCCTCAAAGGGATTGCCGATGCGGCCGAGTTCCACCGGGTCGAGAACGCCGATCCGCACGCCGCCTTCTCCCGTCGCCCATTCCGGTAGCAAGGCCAGCGCCGCGTTCAGGGTCTCGATGAAGCTGTTGATGCGGGTGACGACGCCGTTCAGCATCGCCTCGACGCCGGAGATCAGCCCGTTCGCGGCCTGGAAGGCGAAGTCGCCGATGGCGCCCGGCAGGCTTCCCCAGATCGCGACTGCCGCGTCATAGGCTCCCTGGAGGATCGCCGCCGTCCGGTCGCCGAAGCTGACCACGCCTGCGATGGTGGCTTCCAGGGCCGAGAGACCGGCCGCCTTCAGCCCCTCCCATCCAGCCGCCATCCGCGTGAGGGCTGCATCCAACGACAGGCCGATGCGCGACCAGACCTCGCGGGCCAGATCGCCGAGCAGCCGGAAGGCCTCGCCCACCCCGCCGACCCGGGCCACCAGTTGCGAGAAATGATAGACCAATTCGCCCGCCCCGACGATGAGCGCGCCGATGCCGGTCCGGATCAGGGCGCCGCGGAGGAATACGAGTGCCGTCGCAAAACCACGCACCGACAGGGCCGCCGCCGCCATGCCTGCGACCCAGCGCCCGGCCATGACGGCGGCGAACATTGCCGCATAGGAGGCGAGACGGCCGAGGTTGCCGATCAGGGTGTCGATGGCCGAGCGCAGGATCCCGCCATCCGAGGCCAGAGCAACGAAGGCATTGGCCAGCGCCTCGATGGTCGGGGCGACAGCCACGGCGATCCGATTGCGCAGGCCATCGAAGACCAGCGACACTGTGCCCAGCGCCAATTGCGTGCGGCGCAGGGCTTCGAGCGCGTCACCGTCCAGAACCGCACCCAAATCGGAGGCCTGGTCGCCAAGCCGCGCCATTTCTGCCCCACCATTGCGCAGGAGCGGCAGGAGGCGGGTCGCGTCCGAGGCCATGGCCTCGAGATAGAAGGTCATCTCCTGCTGGCTGAGCCCGGCCCGTTCCAGTGTGTCGACGTAAAGCTGCAGCGCCTCCGGTCCGGATAGACGTGCGAACTGATCGGCCGTCACACCCACGCGCGGGGCGACGTTCTCGAAGAAATCCGCCATCGGCCCGCCGCCGGTCTGGAGGAAGTCGCCCACCCGGTCGTTCACGTCCTTCAGGATGTCGGCCAGCTTCTCCTGCTCGATGCCGACCGTCCGCGCCCCGGCCGACCAGCGCTGCAACGCCTCGGGCGTCGCATTGGCGACCTGCGCGAACTGCCGGATCTGTGCGGCACTCTCGACCGTCGTGCGAACGATCAGCCCGAGCGAGGCCGTGGCAGCGGCCGCAGCGGCCCCGAGGGCAAGGCCAGCCCTGCGCGCAAAGGCGGCCAGCCGGGTGTTGGCCAGATCCATCTCGCGTGACAGGCGGCCGAAGCCGCGGGCACCTGCCTCGCCGACGCCCTCCAGTTCGGCGCGCACCTGGCGGCCGCCCACGGCGGCGAGCCGTACGGAGACGCGTTTTTCGGCCATGGGATCGGAGCTCCAGATGGGGTCAGTCGCGGTTGGCTGCGATCTGCTCGTTCACGCGGCGGACCATCACCGCCTCGATGGCAGGCAGCAGTTCGGCGATGGCGGGCGGCGAGATGCCAAGGGCCGCGCCCAAGGCCAGCGCCGCGCCCATATCCCAACCGATCACCGCACCAGGGATGACGCGCATCTGCCCGCCAAGGCGCTGCGCCAGGTCCCAGACCTGCGCGCCCTCCAGCGTCAGCGGCCGGTTCAGCCGTGCGGGGCAGTCGGGACAGGGTCCTGCACAGGCCGCGCAGTAGCCTTCGCCCCCGCCGAAGGACCAGTCGGCAAGGGCGATGAGGCGTTTTTTTCCGCGTCCAGCAGCAGCGCCTTGGCGACGTAGTGGGTCTGGAACGCCTCGAAGGCAGGCCAGATGTCGAGGAGCGCGTCGATGGCCTCGGGGCTCGGCTCGATGGGATTGCCATCGACGTCGCCGATCCCCTCCCATCCGAGGATCGCGCGCCGCGCCAGCGCCTTGGCCATGGCGAGCGCGGCTTCCTCGGTCGCGGCCCCTTCGGGCAGGTCGGCAATCGCGGGATCGCCGCGCGCGGAAACCATCAGCGCCGTGGTCAGCGGGCGGAGCCGGACGCGCACGCCGGGGATGAGGTCGCACCATTGCGGCGCGTTCGAAAGGTCGAGGGTCAGCATGAGGGGCCTTCTCAATAGGTTGCGACGGTGTTGACGAGGACGGCGGTGCACATCCGGGCGGGGCTGGTGGCCTTGGCCGCCTGCCAGTCGAAGGTGGCCTGGATGCCCTGCGGGCCCGGGATCTCGATCCGCGGGCGCGGCAGGTAGACGGCGTGGGCGGTGAAGGTGAAGCTGGCGTTGGCGCCAAGGCTCCAGGCGAAGACCAGTTCACAAGGTGTGCCGTCGATGGCCTGCGTGATCAGTGTGGTGTCGGCGAAACGCACCTCCACCCGGCCCGTCAGCGCGGCCATCCCGGGGTCGGCGCCCTCGATGCGTCCGTCCGAGCGGATGGTCTCGATCCGGTCGACGCCATTGGACCAGGTCACCTCGGCGGAAATCACGTTGCCGAGCGGTGAACCATTTCGCGTGATCGCCCCGTTGAAATGCCCGAAGCGCTGCAGGGCCAACGACGTCGGCGTGCCAGCGGCCGTGGCGGCGGCGACGCTTTCACCCTGCGCCACCAGTCGGGCGGTGGCGGTCAGCAGGCCGGACCGCGCCATCTGCCACGACAGCTGATCGCAGACGCATCCGGTGTACATCGCATAGCGCGGCACCTCGGGCATCGCCGTCTCGATGGCCATCGACGGCAGCGTCCAGTTGCCGGACTGGAAGGTGTGGGTCTTGGGCGTGGTGCCGGTGGTCGTGGGCTGACCGAAGGCGGCCTTCAGCCAGAGGCCGAAGTTCTCGACATCGATCGGCACCACGACATCGCCATCGGCGGTGACCGCATCCTTGATGGGGGCCAGCGGGTCGCGCCCCTGGCCCAAGAGTTCCGAGGCGATCAGCGGCTGTTCGGAGCCGAGCGTGGTGCTGGCAAAGGGCACCGTCCGGTAGCCCGTGGCGGGCGCTGTGCCGTAGACGGTCTCGAACGCAAGCGCCATCTGCGCCCGCGCCCCATGGGCTCGTGCCATCGTGTTCTCCTGTCGTTTGTGGGGTCAGGCCAGCGGGTCGGCCGTGGAATAGTGCAGGATGACCGGGATGACCGCCGCCTTAAGGCCGGCGGCACCCTCGACCGGCAGATCGACCGGGCGCGGTGCTTCCGCCTCGACCCAGTCGCAGAGACCGCCCAGCGTGCGGTTAGCGGCAAGCGCCGCGCCGATGCTGGCGCAGAGCGTGTCGAAGGTCGTGTCACGGCTTGCGCCCTGCACAACCGCCTCGATCTCGGCCCGGTGCTGGTAGTGGTAGCGCAAGGGTGAAAGCGTCACTTCCGACTCGCCCGGTTCGCCGTCGCGCAGGATCAGGAGGCCCTCGGCTGGCACGCGTTCGGGCAGCACCTCGCCCCGCAGGGCCGTGGCGGGTATCGCCGAGAGCCGCGCGTGCAGCGCGGCGAGGATCGTTTCGCGAGGGGTGGGCATGGCATATTTCTCGAGGCAGCGATTTCGGCGCCATCTCCGTACAAAGGGGCGCAAGCGATGGCACAGGCGCAGGATTATGGACTTTCGACGGGTTCGGGAAAATCCGTGGCGGAGCATCGGATGCCGTCAGTACGCGTATAGAGCATGCTCCCCTCCACATCCGCGAGGATGTCGCCATCCACCTCGAACTCGGGGAACTGACGCAGGAACGGCGTTGCACCGCAGCCCGGTACGGCGCATTCCGGCCGCGACTTCGGGCAACGATTGAAGTGACAGAGCCGGCCGAGATAGGCGTCGCTGCCCGGCTCGAACAGGAACACGTCGACCTGATGGTCTGCCACGCCGAAATCCCGTTGACGTTCGTGCTCGGCCCTCAGCGCTGCCACCTTCGCGCGCCTCAACTCGCCGAGGACGGTCAGGTCGTCGAGCCACAGAGCGAGGTCGAGATCCTTGCACTCGTGCCAGAGCGGAACGCCGCGGCGACGGTACGGGGCAAAACGCGGCACCTCCTTCCACAGGGGCTTGGCAACCGATCCGATGACCGCGATCGCGACAACCTGCGGGAAGCTGGACCAGGCATTCGTGATTATGTCCGCCGCACGCCGGAAGTGCCGTTGCGTCCGCAACAGATGGGCGTTGTCCTGTTTCAGTCGGTCGATCGATGGCATCGCGGGGCTCGGCATGGTTCGGCGCCCAGTCTGACTCTGTCCGGGTGCTGGCGCCAGCGGGTTTGCTTTCAAGAGCTCATCGAAGGCGCGCCTCGGCCCAGTTCGCAACGATCAGCCCCGGCACGCTGTCCAACGCCCGGTCTGCATCCCGGGCCAGGTCCAGCCGCTTCGGCAGCCTGACCTGCGGGACCAGCAGGAAGATCGGCACGGTGGTCAGTCCTCGGCCGGTCTTCGACCGCGATGCCACGGCACGGCCCTTCTTGTTCAGTCGTCCCTCGACGACCAGCAGGCTCGGACCCGTCCGACGATAGACGAAGCGCAGGCGCAGGCCGGTGCGACGTTCCCATTCACCGGGCGTGATCCGCCCGCCGCGCAGGGCCTTGCCTGCTGCAGGCGTCGGGATCGCCAGCCAGAACCCGTTCTTCGAGCGGATCAGCGGGCCGGTATCGTGCGCGCCGACGATCACCGGCGCCTTCGACCAGACCAGTGCCGCCGCATTGAGGCTGGTCCTGCCTTTCGGGAACTGCTCCGACCGGATGGTGCGGGCAAGCCGTGCCCCGAGCCCCGCGCCGGTGATCTGGCCGCGCCAGGCGGTCTTGAGTCCGGTCCCGGCTTCGCGCATGGCGGCGGTCACGGCGCGTTCGCCCGCCGCGATCTCGGCCGCCATCATCGCGACGATGTCGGGATCGATGTCGAGCCTCAGCTTCATCGCGGTCAGACCGGGCGCAGACCCATGGTCCAGACGAGCCGCTCGCGGTCGCGGACGGGCTCGCCCTGGATGAGGAAGGCCGCACCGTCGATCTCGATGCGGTCGCCGGGACGGGGCTGAGGCACCTCGGCGAGGCGCAGGTCCAGCCGGGTGGTCTCGGACCAGAGCCGGGCATCGCCGAAGTCGGTGATGGCGTCGGCGCGCCGGGCGACGACGCGCACCAGCACGGGCACGCCGCCCTCGGGCGTATAGACGGCGTCCCGCCCGATGTTCGGATCCGCGAAGAGGTCGTCGATGGCTGCAGCGAAGGCGGTCATCAGTTGCTCGAGTAGATCCTGACCGCCAGCCGCGGGCGCTTGTTCACCGGCAGGATCGAGGCTTCGGTCTTGACATCGATGGCGCTGCCGTCGGGCCGGGCGAGCTGGCGGGCGTAGATCGGCAGGCCGACGGTGTTGACCGTCTCGACGAGGTTCGCGGGCGCGCCATAGGTGACGAAGGTGTCCATGGTGCCGAGCGGGAAGGCGATGCCCTCTCCGGCGGGGATCAGCGTCTCGGTCGCGCCGGTCGAGAGCGTGACGGTGGCATTGTATTCCTCGAACACGATGCCGCCGAAGGGGAAGCGCCGCCGGGTGTCCTCGCGCAGCGGCTGGGCACCGGTGGCGGAGAAGTATTTCCAGGCATCCTCGACCTTGGCATGCCCGATCAGCTTGTCGAAGAACTCCGGAGACACGAGCGCCAGCACGCCGGTCATGGTCTCGCCCTTGAGCTCGGTCTCGACCTGGCGCAGCACGGCACGGATCTTCGCCTGCACGTTGGTCGAGGCGGTGCCGAGCACGAAGTCGGTCTCGAGCCGGGTGATGCCGAACTCGGCGAAGTAGTCGTAGAGCGTGGTGCCGGCACCGTCGCGGACGATGCCTCTCAGCGCATTCACCTCCATGAACTCGCGCGTCTGCGCGTGCTTGATGCGCATCCGCGTGAGCTTGCGCTCCATGACGGTGGCGAGCGGATCGGCGGCGTCGGCGACGCCGAAACCGCGCACGCCCTGGATATCCTGCGGCGTGACCACGTCGTCATGCGGGATCCACGGCACGGTGAAGGAACGCATCGATCGCGTATCGCGATTGGCGACGGTCGCCGGGCCGCCCAGCGGCACGGTGGGCAGGAGGTTCAGCACACCCTCGGCCTGCTCGATGATCACCGAACGCTGGGTGATCCCTTCGAAGCGGAAGAGGCCCATCTGCCCGAGCCTGGAATAGACATTGGGCAGGATGTTGATGGCCTCGGTCATCTCCGCGAGCGTGTAGCCGCCCGCGTCGAACGGGTTGATCATGGCGACCATGGGGTCGGGTCTCCTTGGGCTGAACGGGCATGAAAAAGGCCCCGAGACGGATGCCTCGGGGCCGGTGATGAATTGGAGCTGACGAGCGTGGATCAGGCCGTGTCGCGCGGCACGATGCCGGCGGCGCTGAGCTCGGCGTGCTTGGCGGTGATTTCGGCAGGCTGATCGACGCTGGCGTCGAAGGTCAGCATCGCCTTGGAGAGGATCACCGGGCCACGGGCGATGACGAGGCCGGTCTGGTCACCCGCCGTGGCGTCGACCGCCTCGATCAGCACGGCCGAGGCCACCTCCGCCCCCTCGTCCCCGACAACGGTGGCGGCGGGCGAAAGGATGTATTTGCCGGTGGCGGTGACCTGGCCGAGAACGGCGCCGAGCGGATAGCTCGTTCCGGCCTTGAGCGTCACGGTCTCGCGGCAGTAGCTCGCGTTGAGTTCGAATTTCAGGAGATCGCCCAGCGTCGGCGATTGGGTCAGGGTCGGCATGGCTCACCTCAGGATTTGCTGGCCGCACGCTCCCGGGCGCGGCGGACGATGGGACTGTCGCCGGCGACCGGCGTTTGCGGCGCGGCGGAAACGATGGCGCTCGCCTCGGCGCGGGTGGCGAGGGAGTCGAGGATGGAGCGGCGCAGCGCGTCGGGCTTGATGCCTTTCTTCATGGCGTCCGCCGCATCGACGGTGACGCCCAGCCGCACCCCTTGCGCGGCGATGGCGGCAATCTCGGCATATTCGGCGCGCAATGCGGTGGCGGGATCCGGTTCGGGGGAACTCGGTGTCTCGACGACAGGCGAGAGGGCGACGGCTTCTTCCACCGTTTCGGTTTCCGTTTCGATCTCGGTCTCGGTTTCGCTAACGCGGACCTTCGGTTCATGGCTCATGGCAGGGTTTCTCCTATGCGGCTGGCTTGATCGGCTACGCCCGGATGGGGAGGCCGGGGAGGCGAGTTGATTGGCGAGTTCGGCAAGCGCCTGATCCATCGTGCCGATCCGGTCGGCGAGCCCGGCCTCGACGGCACGTTGCCCGCGATAGATGGCGGCCTGCGTGGCGCGGACGACCTCCGGCGCCAGGTCCCGATTGCGTGCGACCAGCGCGACGAACGCCTCGTGCAGCGCATCGACATCGGCCTGGATGTCGGCATGGGCTTCCGGGGCGAGCGGCTCATGAGCGTTGCCGTCCACCTTCTTCGCCCCCGCGTGAATCAGTGTGTATTTGCGCCCGGCCATGGTGTCGGCGGCGCTTTCATCGACATGGATGGCGACGACGCCGATGGAGCCCGCTTCGCCGGTGCGGGTGACATAGAGCCGGTCCGCCGTACTGGCGATGGCGTAGGCCGCCGACAGGGCCGCCTCGGAAGCGACCGCCCAGAGCGGCTTGCCGGTCTCAAGCTTCAGGCTGCGGATGCGATCTGTCAGATCGAACAGCCCGCCGACCTCGCCGCCGGGGGAGTCGATCTCCATCACAACCGCACGTGTGGCGGGATCGGCGAAGGCGTCAGTGATCGTGCTGCCGACCGAGGCATAGTCGCCGATGCCGAACAGTTCCGTCAGCCAATCGCCGCGGCTGACCATCGGGCCGATCACGGGCACGACGGCAATGCCACTGTCGGTCATGCTGAAACCCGCGCCGCGCGGCACAAGTGCAAGGTCTGAGCGCGCCTCGATGGGCGTGGCGGCCAGGAGCGGCTCCAGTGCGCGTGGGGCGAGCGCCAGCGGCCGGCCGGCAAACCGGCTGGCGAGAGAGGGCGTGGTCATGTTGGTCAGACGTCCGGTTGTTGGGCAGGTGCGTCCTGCGCCGGGAAGGGCGTTATCGGCCCCGTGAAGCTGAGGCCGAGGGACCGCTCGCGCGCCTTGTCGGCCGCGATTTCCGCGTCGACCTGCTCGGCATCGAAGCCGCGCTCGGACAGCGCCTGCGTGCGGCTCTTCAATCCCGCCTCGATCTGCTCGATCTCGGCGCGTGCGTCCTTCAGGGGATCGACCCAATCCCATTTCGGCGGCAGCCACGAGCAGGCGATTTGGTCGCGACGGTCACGTTCGTAATCGGCGATGTCGAGCGCCCCGGCCATCACCGCTATGTCCATCCAGCGCGCCCAGACGCGGCGGCATAGCTGGAAGACCATCACCGCATGCTGGTAAGCCTCGATGCGCCGGCGGAACTCCAGAAGCGCCAGCCGCGAGTTCGAATAGTTGGCCTTCAGCATGTCGTTGCTGAGATACGCGTATGGCACCCCCAGCGCCGCCGAGACCTGCAACAGCGTGCGATACTGGAACGGCTCGTAGGTCTGGCCGACATCGGCGGGGGCCGAGGTCTGAATCTCCTCGCCCGGCTCCAGCATGGTGACGCTGCCCGGTTGCAGGTCGAGCACCCGCTCGCCCTCCACGTCGCTCTCGGCGACATCGAAGGGCTCCGCCGGAGCGGGCGTGGTGATGAACAGCGCGTGCATCGCCGCGACCTTCTTGCGGTCGAGCTCGGCGTCGTCATACTGATCGAGCAGGAACAGCTTGACGATGACCGGCGCGAACCGCGAGACGCCGCGCAACTGCCCGGCATCCACCGGGTCGATCATGTGGATGACCTCGGAGGCCGGCACCCGAACGGTCTCGCCTGCGAGCCCCGGATCGGTCGTATCGCCCGGATGGCGGCGCAGGAAATGATAGGCCACGCGCCGCCCGATACGGTCGAACTCGATGCCCTGCCGGATGACGTTTCCGCCAGGGTGTTGTTCGTTCCTGGTCAGCGGCAACATCTCCGAGGGGATCATCTGCAACTGCATGGGCACCGACAGGCCGTCCTCCGGCCGCCTCGACCGGAAGCGGAAGAACACCTCGCCAGCGATGAACACCTCCCGCGCCGCTCGGCGCTGGAGCCCGTAGAAATCGGTGAAGCCCTCGGCATCGGCCTCGTCGGTCCAATCCAGCCACAGCCGCTGCACGCGGGCTTTCAGCGCTGCGTCAGGGATCAGCGATGAGGGCTTGATCCCGGCGCCGACGACATTGCCTGCCCAGCTTTCGATGGCATTGGCGGCGTAGCCGTTGTTGCGCGTGAGCCACCGCGCCCGGGCGGTGATGTCGGCCCCCGCCGCCGCGATCAGCGTGTTGAGATGGGCGCGCGAGGGCTGGAAATGCTTCAGCCGCCGCCCATGCTGACCCGCCTCGAACCCGCCGACAAAGGCGCCGATCCGCCGCCGCCAGTTTTGCAGGGAGGCGAGCATTCAGAGCCCCTTGCTGGCCGTGGCACGGACGATGCGCCGCCGCTTGCCGGCCTTCGCATCCGCGATCCGCCGCTCCAGATCAGAGAGCGCCGCGGCCATCTCGGCGTCGTTGGCATAGGTGATCCGCCGGCCATCCACCTCCACCGTGCGCACACCGCGATAACGCGCCGCGAGCAGCGCCTCGCGCCGGGCGATCATGTCGTCGAGGATCATGGGTTCAGCTCATATAGCTCGATCGAAATACCCGGCGCCCCTTGCGCTCGGGAGCGCGGCGGACGAGACCGGCAGAGGGCGGGTTTTCAGAGGATGACGTATCCGGCTTGCGCCTGGCGCCGCCCACCTGTTGTTCGAGGTCGCGCCATTTGTCCTCGCTCCAACGATCCGCGCCCGCGATCCAGGCGGCGGCGCGGGCATAGACCCGGCAGTCCAGCGCCTCGTTGCGCTCGCGCATCTTCTGCCATTCGAGCCTCGCGAAGCCGCGGCGGTTGCGCACCGTCACCAGCTGCTCGGCCGT